ACCGGTCATCACGGAACCCGGCCAGTCTTGCGACTGCCCCGCACGCCCCACCATAATTTGAATGTGGCTGTGCATTACGCATAAAAAAACCGCCTGAGCGCGGTTATGCGCCGTGAATGATTTCGGGTTTCCACGCCCGGCACCCGTTTTATGAGGTGCAGGTGCACTATAATTCCACCCGTTCTGGTTTTCAATAGCTACATTCAACATTTTCTCTTTCCTTTCATCACCGAAGTGAACTTTGTTGATGCGGTGCCTGGTGCCTCCAGGTGACGTTAACCAGTTAACAATTACAGTTGGCTTTCCCACCCAAACCAATAAGGACTAACATGACTTTTAACTGTGCCGCGTGCGCATAGCCGCATTCACCGCATCACAAAATTCACTTTAAAAAGGGCGGACATCAGCCAGCAATTAAACCGATGCCGCCAACTGGTACTTCACACAGCAATGTCGTTATTTACAACCGGAAGCGCACTCCCACCATTTAAATTTCACAGACAAGACCGACTCTTTATGGATACCGGAAATGCGCCTTCGTGTTGTGCCCGGTTTTATTTCACCACCTCCGGGCTTTGGTGGTATCTTTACTGAAGTTCTCACACAACCAGTAAGGAAATGAATATGCCAACGTATCTCGCCAGAGTAGAACTATATAATGCTGAGCCAGAGGATTACGAAGGGCTTCATAAATATATGCTCTCACTAGGATTCAGGAGAACGATCCCCCATGGAGATGGTTCGTATAATCAACTCCCGGACGGAACTTATGTTTCCGAAAAGGGCGGTGATATTTATCAAATTCGCAGCCAGATATCTGACTATGCAGACCGACTATCCGGGTATCGCGCGTCTGTTTTTGTTTGCGAATTCAGTCAATGCGCATGGTATTTATACCCCGCCAAGACCCGGTGAATATCCTGCACGGCCTTCTGCTTTGTAGAAGGCTTCTTCGCTATCATAATCGCCAGATTCCAGCGCTTCTTTAGCCAGCCAGATGCGTGCCCCAGTGCCTGCATTTGGCTCCAGTTGCTGGAGGCGTTTTGCATCTTCTAGGAGTAGAGCGATAACGTGTTTTAATTCTGTCTCGTTCATTTTACTCACCTGAATGTCTTCCCAACCAACGACGTGCGCCAGCTTCGGTTTTAAACGTTTTGCTTTTGGTATACGTCATGGCGGTGAATGTGCCGTCTTGATTGGGAAACACGCCACATACCAGAGATTCGTTGTTGCCAAGATCGATAGTATTCATGTTGACCCCATTTCCCCTTAACGCCGGGTGGCGGAACGTTTTATCTACTGCGCTTTGTATCAATCAACAACTGCCGTCATGTTCGTATGCCTCAGGCTGGCTACTTAGCCCTGTTCAGTGACTGGATAACTCGAGGTATTGTCCTGCCGTTCTCTGGTGGGGCGTTGTTTGGATATGCTTATTAAACACAATTTGTTTTCTTATGTCAACACGTAATGTGTTTTATGGTGGGTGTCATATGATGATGCTACAAAAAAGCCCGCTGATAGCGGGCTGATTGGCATATTACTGTGATAGCAAGATCATTATTCCGGTGGGGGATTATCTTTAATCCTGCCTCTCAAATATTTTTCTACATACTCATCGATTTCTTTTAGCCGGACTTCAAATAGCTCAATCATTCGTTGTTGTTCTGAGCCCGGTAGCTGGTTAAACAACTCAAGAAGTTTTCGTTGGGATTCATTTAACCACAATTCAGAAGATTCCTGTTCTCCAAAGAGGAGCTCAGGAGGAGATATGCCAAGTGCCTTTCCCAATACGACAGCGTCATGTACTCCAACATTTCTGCTGCCCGCCTCATAGTTACCTATACGCGATTGCGTCCATCCGCAGATTTCAGCAAGTTTTCCTTGAGATAAACCAAGCTTCTGCCTGCGCTCTTTAAGACGCATTGCAATTTTGTCATTGAGCCTACTAGCGGCAATTTTTTCGTTTTCTTTTTCCATTGCATCCTTGTATCACGAATCGTGATTTACATAAAACACAAAACAGCTTGGCTATATAACACAAGGTGTGTTTAAAATTGTCATCGGAGGTTTTCAATGAACAAAATTTCAACATATCGAAAACAGCTTGGGCTGTCTCAAAGACAACTTGCTGTTCAGTTAGGGTGGATACAAAGCCGACTGGCAAATTACGAAGCAAATTTTCGTACCCCTGGACTAGAGGAGTGCAGAAAAATTGTTTCTACCCTTAATCGGCTTGGCGCTCATTGTGGACTTGACGATGTATTCCCCCCAGACGGTAAGCATAGCGAAAACAGCATAGGAGCGGTTGATTCATGAAAATCAGGCATGAGCACATCGAATCAGTGTTGTTAGCCCTGGCAGCCGAAAAAGGGCAGGCGTGGGTCGCTAACGCAATTACTGAAGAATATCTGCGCCAGGGGGGAGGTGAATTGTCTCTGACACCAGGCAAGGACTGGAATAATCAGCAGAACATCTATCATCGTTGGTTAAAAGGTGAAACGAAAGCGCAAAGGGAAAAAATTCAGAAACTGATCCCTGCGGTTCTGGCAATTCTTCCGCGCGAGCTGCGTCACCGACTCTGCATCTTCGATACCCTGGAACGCCGTGCATTACTGGCGGCGCAGGAAGCGTTGAGTACGGCAATTGATGCGCATGATGATGCAGTCCAGGCCGTTTACCGGAAAGCGCATTTCAGCGGCGGCGGGTCTTCCGACGATTCTGTCATTGTTCATTAAGCAAAAGTTTCCATGCTGTTTGTGCTTATTCTAAGCAACCGGGCAGCATCATACGGGGCAATTATGGCCGCATTACCATACATGCAACTGTACATAGCTGATTACCTGGCTGACACCATGCATTTGTCAGCAGAGGAGCACGGCGCGTATTTGTTGCTGATGTTCAATTACTGGCAAACAGGAAAGCCAATACCCAAAAACAGGTTGGCAAAAATTGCCCGTCTGACTAACGAGCGATGGGTTGATGTTGAACCATCCTTGCGGGAGTTTTTTTGTGATAACGGCGACGAATGGATGCATCTTCGGATTGAGGAAGATCTGGCATCTGTCAGAGAAAAATTAACCAAAAAATCAGCCGCAGGAAAAGCATCTGTTCAGGCCAGAAGAAGCAGAAAGGAAGCAGATGTTCAAACAAAACAAGAGAGAAATTTAACAGGTGTTCAAACAGATGTTGGAGTGATGTTCGAACATGATGCCAACACAAAGGCAACTAATAAAGATACAGATAAAGATCTAAAAACAGATCTAACCCATCCCAAACCCTTCCCTTCCGGAAGGGAGTTTCGGGATTTTGTGGCTGGAGTGCTTGAGGGGAGATTATCTGGCGGTACTGCAGCGGAATTTTGTAATTCTGCGGTGGTTGCGTTGCAGGCTGCTGGCCTGGATGTCTGTCGTGAGTATCCGGTGCCAGAGCGTGGTGACGGTTGCGGAGGGCGGATTGATATCGTCGTGACTGACAGGAACGGTGTCCGGTGTGGGAGCGAGCTTGACCGAAATTCTCCGCGACAGAAATCACTGCTCAAAATCGGTGCTGTTGAAACCGGGATATGTGTCTTGCGGCGCAGTGATATCGCAAGGCACACCGAGCAGGGAATTCTGGTTATCGGTGGGGCTGTTCGCCAGAAAAAATTTGACCCGTTGTCAGTTGATCTGCCCGACTGGTTGCCAGAAACACTCTGGCATGAGTGGGTCCAGTTCAGGCAGGCATTGCGAAAACCGATTCGAACGGAGCAGGGCGCTAACGGGGCGATACGGGAACTGGAAAAATTCCGTCAGCAGGGTTTTACACCTGAGCAGGTGATTCGACACAGCATCGCCAATGAATACCAGGGTCTGTTCGCGCCGAAAGGTGTTCGGCCTGAGACGTTGCTCCGACAGGTTAACACCGTCTCGTTGCCGGACAGTGCGATCCCGCCAGGCTTCAGGGGGTAACAGACCATGAAAAATATTGCGACAGGAGGCGTTCTGGAGCGTATCCGCAGACTGACCCCACCACATGTAACCGCCCCATTCAGAACGGTTGCGGAGTGGCGCGAGTGGCAACTTGCTGAAGGCCAGAAACGTTGCGAGGAGATCAACCGCCTGAATCGTCAGTTGCGGGTGGAAAAAATCCTGAACCGCTCCGGCATCCAGCCGTTGCACCGGAAGTGTTCGTTTGCGAATTACCGGGCGCAGAACGACGGTCAGCGACATGCACTGAGTCAGGCGAAATCCATAGCTGACGAACTGATGACAGGCTGTACGAATTTTGTGTTCAGCGGTAAGCCCGGCACCGGAAAAAATCATCTTGCAGACGCGATTGGCAACCGGCTGATGGCGAAGGGGCGTAGCGTGATTATCGTCACCGTGTCCGATGTCATGAGCGTGTTGCATGAGAGCTACGACAACGGCAAATCCGGTGAAAAATTTTTACAGGAGCTTTGTGGTGTTGACCTGCTGGTCCTGGATGAAATTGGCATGCAGCGGGATACGAAAAACGAGCAGGTGGTACTGAACCAGATTGTTGATCGCCGGACGGCATCGTTACGCGGTGTGGGGATGCTGACAAATATTAACCATGCAGCGATGAATACACTTCTCGGCGAGCGGGTGATGGATCGCATGGTCATGAACGGCGGGCGCTGGGTGAATTTTAACTGGGAGAGCTGGCGTCCGAATGTTAGCCATTCGAGGGTTGTTAAGTAGTTTCAGGAGGATTTATGGCGAAACCTTTTACTCCCGAACAGCGGGAAGAACTGAAGACGCGAATTGTGGAACTCGTGCATCAGGACGGTCGGGTCACGATTCGGCAGTTGTCAGATGAAACAGGTATCAGTCGTGCGTCTGTCGGTCGCTTATGCATGGAACTGGTCGCAAGTGGTGATGTATATAATTCTGGCTACGGGGTATTTCCCTCTGAACAGGCTCATAAAGACTGGCAAAACGCCCGCAAAAAGCTATCGAGGGTAAAGGTGAAGAAACCGGTTGTGGTTGATCCTGACCTTATCTGGTCATTACCAGACGGAGAAATACGCCGCTACGACAGGCGCCTGAATATAATCTGTCGCGAGTGCCGGAAGAGCGAAGCTATG